TGAATTAAAATTCCTCGCCTGCCAACCTCGCCCCGCCATGCCCCGCCCGGCCTCGCCCCGCCCCGCCTGCCAGCCTCGCCCCGCCACGCCCCGCCTAGCCGGGCCCCGCCTAGCCTTGCCCCGCCCCGCCTGCCCAACCAAACTAAAAGTAAATCAATCCGGCCTAGGCCCAAGAATCGAAATAAACGGGCCTTCGTATCCATGCGTTACATTGATATAGTTTGGGCAACCACCGTCCGAACCATCAAGAAACTCAAGGCGCACGAACCAATCTTCATCGCGCTTAGACCAACCCATCAAATAGATGCTAGTCTTGCGCACCATAGCCTTATCGCTTACTCGTACCCAGTCTTCCTTATTCACTCTTTCGCCTCCACGCACTCCTTGCACGGCACCGACATTTTCTTCCAGTCGAGCCACTTGGTCGCATCGTTCTCATCCGGCACGTTGCGCGGAAGCCTCATGCACTTCTCGCACTGTGCCCGGTCTTTCGGATTGCCCATACAACTATTGATATTCACCTGCCCTCCTTGATTAACCTTGTCTTACTATACCAATCTCGCTTGTTCAACGTCAATAGGTTTTCCACAAAAACCGCAATAATTTATTTCCTCTATCTTCAATGCCCCTTGCGTTTCTAACGGCACCCATCGGTTCCCGCAAGCCGTGTCGTAAACTTCCGATCTTTTATTCCATACCCATTTACATTTTTCCACGGAACATCCCCTTCTTGACGCGGGCTACGTAGTTATAATCAATACCGTGATTCCGTACTCCATCCACTCCCTGATTATGCGCGGCTATTGCGGCATCAATTGATTTCAGCCTATTGTAATTGTCTCGGAAAATACGGGCGGTAAGGTAGGCGGTATCGTGTGGGTTTTTGTAATTATAACTTCCATACTTTTTAACTCTCTCGGTATGGTAGGAAGGCTTCTCGCGAATGCCGAAGCGCTCCTTATCCAGTGGATCGCGATGCTTTATACCGTCCTTCTCTTCACTCTCGGCCCATGCAATCCCTTTAATGATAACAGCCGGGACGCCCGTAGCCTCCTCGGCCATCTGATAGATCGACCAGTTTACGCATGGGTCGCGGATAGACATGGGATCGGGGGCGCTAGGGGGCTTGTACAATGTTGAAGAAGTGCCAATCAGCGCAAAGACAATAACGATAAAACAGAATGTAAACTTTTTCACTTTTTACTCCTAATTGAAAGAATGATTGAAACAAATAAAAGTAGTCCCGCCATTGATGCCATAGCGATACTACCTACGAGATCGAACGGCCTCACCCCGTCTCCATCCATTCCTTGATCTTTCGATGCGCCTCTTCGTCGTCGTAATCTCGCAGATATTCAAGCTCGTCATACGTCATCGTCGCACCTCTCATTGTCTTTATCCTCGGCTTGCTCAATGCAAAGAGACTCGATAATATTGAGAGTAGGCTCTGTGTAGGTTCTCTTCACGCCGCCCCATTCCTCAAATAACCCGTCGAAAAAATCAATCATATCAACCTCGCCAAGCTTCACCGACCCAATTTCAAACTCCGCCGGGTCGCCGGGGTACCCAGGATCACCATTCCTCAAATATGGAACATCCCGCGTTGCCTTGTGATAGGTACCATCTACGATAAGCTCAAGACCACGGTAGTTGATTGTTACGGTCATGTTGTTTCCTTGCTCTCGGGTATGACGAGAGCGGCGCGGGCAATGTCGATACAATCTCGGTCAATATCGCCACAGTCCGTGCACTTAGCGCCTTCGTCTTTCGATGCTTCCTCAAGCTCTTGCACAAGCTCGAAAGGTACACCATGCGCGAACATATCACCACGGATTGACTTAATATCCCTCATTTACTCCTCCTTACTATCGAGAATGGCATCGCGTAAACGTTTTACTAGAAGTTCCATCGTCTTTGAATCTAAGCCTCGGCAAGAGCGAATATAATTTTCTGCCTTATCCGCACACTTTTCGCGTTCCCTGGCTCGCTCAAAATCTAGCGCTGCGATAGTCCGCTTGGCTAGTTCTTTTTCTTCTTCGCTCATTTATATTTCCTTACTTGCTCTATTGGCTGGGCCGAATAAATAACAATTGTCTCGACATTATCCCTCGACAGTTGAGCGATAACTTTCCTTTGTGTGCCATTGGGCATGTAGAGCTTCACCCATTGGGAGCCCCTGACCTGCTCAAGTATCGTGCCGTCTTTAGAAACAAAACGCTTCATACTTCCTCCATGAGGACATACTAGCACGAGTGTAAACTACTGTCAATAGCGACCAACCGAATGATCTTCGTGGTCATACGGGTCGGAATCAATGATGTTTCGCTTGAGCCACGCAACCCATGCTTCGTGGTGAAACTTATTGGCATAATCGCAAATGCAGAAAATACAAAAGGCAAACGCAAGAATGATAACAACTACGATCATATAAACCTCCTTAAAATCTATGGACTTGGTCGGGATCGAACCGGCTACCTCAACCTTGCAAAGGTCGCGCTCTAGCCAGGTGAGCTACAAGCCCGTTTCGTTCCACTTTGGGAACGATAGGGTCAAATATATGGTACCGCTAGTTGCCCGCTAAAGAGCCTAAGCTAGCCCCGGCCCTTGCATGGAGTCCGGTGTGCCGTGCATATATCCGTGCACGTGCGGTATGGGGATACCATCCTTTTGCGGCCATGCCCGCGATATGCCCTCTCATACGAGAGGAGTGATAGGCGCTAGCAGAATCGAACTGCTGTTCGCGGGATGAAAACCCGCCGTCCTTGCCACTAGACGAAACGCCCGATCTTGGGAGGGATGGGCTTGAACCCGCAACATAGGGCTTCAAAGGCCCTTACTCTGCCAGTTGCGCTACCTCCCATTGAAACTATTTTCTATTGCTCTTGTGATACTTCTTCAAGTACCGCCCGTGATATTTCCTGTCGTGCTCGCGTTGCCACATGATGCTAGCTAGTACGGCCACAAACAAAACAGGAAGTAGCAAATCAACCGGGCTCATATCTCGGCCCCCAACTTGTCAACATCTTGCCAAGCTCATAGGCAACATCGGTGCACCACACGGCCTGGGAAATATCGAACTCTTTTATATACCGATTCTCGTCAATTCCGAGCCGTTCGTATTCGTATACCGCCATCGCACAAAAGTGATGCTGGGCTTCTAACAAGGCTTCGTACTTGTCCACTGCTAGCTCCTTATGCCCACACCCTATCACGCTTCTTGCCCGCGTGTCTATAGCCCCTGTCGAGAATCTTGTCGAAATCCTGGGAATCATCGAACATTGGAACCGAGAGAATCTTACCGCTAGACCGAAGATCGGCCTCCGCAATGATCGCCCGCGCCATCTTGGAATCATACCGATTGCACATAATTGCCTCCTGGCTTATCGCCGACTAGCGCCGTTCTTATGGTGGGCGCTAGTTTCGTCTCAACTTTTTCAGAGACTCATCAGGGCGACTTTAGCGAGCGACTTTGACCATCAGATCAAGAACCTCGTCGGCTGATAAATATCCTTTTTCATCGTCGCAAAGATCGGGAATGAACCGTTTAGTTATCCAAGCCCCGTTTTTATCCCAAATAGCGATCTCGGCGTCGGTGGACTTAATATCGATATCGCTAGCCTTAGTGTTAAAAAAGGCCATCATATCGGTATTCCCATTCTCGCAATAATTGCCAGCGCCCCACTGAACCGAAATAGTATTCCCGTTCTCAAAGGTCATCTGAAATCCCTTGCCCTGAGTATTCCTAAACATACAAACCTCCTTGAGATCGGCGCTCTATCGTCGCCCGCATCTCATATCTCATTATCGGTCATTCTAGGCATTTGTCAAGCAAAATCGTAACTATTTATACCTGTTCGAGATTGTCACGAAAAAACCATTCTCCATCAATTTCTTTCACAAATACCTTGGAGCCGGTAAAATCATTATACATCGTTCTCCAGTCTACGGTAAAAATGCGCCCGTCCGACTTAACTCTAACTTTATCGCCTTCGTTAAACTTATTCATACCGTTCCTTCCTCACTTGATATAATGAGTATACGACTAGCCGAGTTTTGTGTCAAGAGAAATAAGCAAAGGGAATACGATTTTTACTTAAAGTACCGGGCGGCAATGAACCGCCCTACCGCTACTTGCGAGTACTACTCGACGGCCGAACCAAACTCCGCCTTGATCTTAACGGCCTCGGCGGCCTGTGCGTCGATCTCCGCAAGGTCAAGCCTAGCGCTAATCAGTTCGGCAATAACGTCAGTATCGCCATTTGCGAGCCTCGCCATGAGCACATCGATCTTCTCCTGGGTGTCGATCTTGGCCGAATCGTAGGAATCAGCCGCGCCGTCAAGCGCCCGATTGACCTTGTTCAGCACAAAGGGCTTTTTGAGTACCTTAGTTGCTTCCTCGGTCGCCGCATAGAGTTTGTCAAAAAGAGTAGCCATAGAATCCTCCCGCCCGTTAGGGCTAATCAATTGTTAAGCCGCGCAATATTGCAGCACGGCGTTGAGACCTTGATTTAATAGAGACCGAATCAGGCACAAGCGTCTCGATTGTAACTTTACCAAGCACTGCGCCCATGGGATAACAGGAGCAATCAGAGATATTAGAGGAACGCGGTGCCTGAATCTCCGAGGCTTCCACGTCGTGATAAACCCAACAATGGTCGGGCTTACCAGAAAGTCCTTCGCCACTTCCATCATGTCCCTCATCCCAATTTAGATGTTCCAAACATAGGGAATTGCTAGACTCTGAAAAACCTATGCACTTTCCCGGCCCTCGCTCTTCATAGCCTTTAACGATATACCACTTGCCCACCTCGAAAGGATTAATCTTAGTTGAACCAATTCCTGAAGACCTTAAAGTTCCAGAATCCACAAACAATCCCTTGCATCCCGGGCAACTACTGCCATTATGTTGCCCCCAGCTCTTCCCACAATTTGAGCATACCCTGCCCATAACTTCACCCATCTTTATCCTCCATATACAATCTAGCATAATTGCAAAATAAATGTCAATAGACTTACTAAAAATTATTGTTATTTTTGTATATCAATGTTGCCAACCTTGCTACATAGGCGTAAATTATCGACAGGAAGCGCGTTGGCCTTAGCTATTTTAGCCCGTATCTTATTGACCTTGTACCCTATCCACTGCCTAGTAACTCCGCTACGTTTGCCTATCTCTGCGTAGGTGTAATCTTTTATCAAATCAAAAATAAGACTCACATCTTCCCGGCTTATTATGCCCTTGTCTCTCATTATATCAATTGTTAGATAATAGTCACGAGACAGGTCATAACTACTAATTGGTTCGTTTTCATCACAATCATCAACCGCATTGTTGTTTTGCTTAAATGATTCAGAGAGCCTGGCCTGGAAATAGTTCGATATTTCTCCCCTTATGTATTTTGTAGCAACGGCTTGCAAAGTATATCCCTTGCTCTCATCGAACGCGTCTATCGCACGGCTAAGCCCTACCATGCAATCTATTTCTAGGTCTTCCATATCTTCGCGCCCTAGACCCTGCTTATATTTATTTGTTAGCCGATAAACTATAAACATATTTTTTTGTATTAGCTTGTCTTTTTCTCTATGGGTGAGATTCATTTGTTGCCTTTATATATTACCACAAATCCTCCGAAAGTAAAAGATCAGAAGTAGCTATCCATTGTCCGCTTTCTTCGGCCTCTTGCGCCGCTTCTCTGCGAGTGAGGAAACAGAGCTTGTCATTAACAAAGCCCTGCTCGCAATCAAAATGTAATCTCCTAGCGTCTTCTTGACTCATTCCTATTTTCGTATGTAGCGTAATGATATTAGCAAAGCAATCACCGTGCCTCTTGCCAACAAATACGCGTCCATCGACTAGCTTTATTGCGGATGCTACTATCAACTATTCCCCTCCTCAAATAGTTTCAACTGCATTTTCTCGTCTAGTTCCGTTTCCTTTACAGTTGTTAATATGTACCTATGTTTGTGTGTACACGGATGCAATAGGCTATCACAGACAGGGCCTATGCCTTTCGCGATTGATTCCGCTGATTTAAGACGCCTTCCACAAACATAGCACCTAGCAAACATAACCTATATCCCGGTTTGGTCTATAAACCACCATATGTTTCCAAGCCTTAAATAGTCAACAGCCTCCATCTGCTCCATAAACTTCTTGATTGACTTGGCCTTGTTCTCTTCCTTGAGACGATAGACATAAGACAAGGTATAGATATGATCTTTCATTTAATCCTTCTTGCTCTTTCTTTCATGTACTCTTTCCGGCATGGCTTGTGTATAAAAGTCACGCGGCCTTGTGAATGATTCTGATAGAAGTTTTCATCTTTGTCAAGCACCCCACACTTGCGACAAAAATGATAACCCGCCGGATAGACCTTGCGCTTGGATACCTTAACCTTGGGCGGAGTGATGCGCCTAACTAGTGCAATCCCTCCGGCCTGTGGGTCAACCCCTCGTTTCTTGAGTATCTGACGAACGCGCTCACGGGTAAGGCTAAACCTACCACCGATTAACTCAAGCGTGTTCCCTTCCATGTACTGTTTCTCCATAATTGCATTTCGATCTTCAATATCCAATAAACTAATCCTCCCTTGCTGCTTTAATCAGGTCAATTACTTCCTGCTTTGTCACTCCGCTATCAATGCGCCCAACCTCTTCACCTTCGTGCAGAACTACCACGGTAGGCAAGCCACAGATATTGTATTGTATCCCCAGGTCTTCACCATCCGGGCCGGGCTTTGAAATATCAACCAGTTGTAATGAGACGTTCATATCCTTACAGAGGGCGATGATATGAGGTTTCATGCCTATACAGGTCGGACACGTCCAACCAGTCGTCATGAAATAAAGTACGGTTATCATTCTTCGGCCTCCGCAATAATCTCCTTGCTCCATTTATCGACCAACTTGTCATGAGTAAATAAGCATCCCTCTGGAGTCTCACCCATCTCAAGTATTTTCCGATAGGGTTTTGTAGTATTATCGAATACGATAGTTTCGGCATAGCGGCCCCACTCAGAACATGAGGAATCCCTATTGATTGTATTAACTGATACATTGCGGCCGTACGCTACTATATCAGTATTCTTAACAAAAACATCATTCACGATTGGCTCCTTATCTAAGATCATAACATCGAATAGCAAAACCAGTCAAGTGTATTCCCCAGACTCATCTGGATATTCAATCGGCCATTTATCAAGACCGTCTATTTGTGTTTTAAGTGCAGCATTTTCGGCCCTTAGTTTCCTTACCTCGTCGGCGAGAATGGGGGAACCTGCCATCAAATCAGCATTAGGTCTTTCGTAAACAGTATCACAAATACATTCATCGTCATCACTATAGCATATTTCTAAATGTTCAAGAGCGGGGTTATTCCAATGCCTTCCAGTACTTCGTACGCGCCAGTTGCCCTTCGTAGCTTTCTCGCTTGCCTCTAGTATCCGGTCTACGTCCTGTTGTGTGTAGTCCATTTACTTCCCTCCTTCAATCTCGGCAAAGGCTGAATCAAGAGCAGCTATAGCATCATTGGCGCATAATTGCAGTTTCTTGCTTTTAGCTTCTGCTTTCTTTATTGCTTCCTTATATCTCTCCATCATGGCGCGACGGTCGGAAAGTATATACCCCATAAGCTGATTAGTAGTCAACTCAATACTATCGTCCCATTTGTAATACTCCCGCCCCGGCTGCATTTCCCCGATCTCGATTGCTAACTCACTTGCGCTTTTCACTTCAGGACATTATGTCCATGATTTAACTTCATCTATAAGATCATCAATCCTAAATAATGGATAAGCCCCTGAAAATATTCCTGGACCACCATATTGGGGAATCTCGAATAGGATATACCAATCCCATATGCGATAGACATAAGCCTTGCCATAATCAGACTCACCCCATGTATACCGTTCCTCATGTTTTAACGCTTCAATACTCGCTTTATTGTTCACTTCAGGCATTGTCTACTCCTCTTACTTGGCCTATCATAAATTGCTTTCCCGATAGTCTTGTTATCCGCCTAGGCCATAGCCTTGTACTTGTCTCGCTCTGCCTCCGCAATGTTCGCCGCCTTCTCCGATCCTTCGTACAGCGCTTTATAATTATCTCGCTCGGATTTCATGGAGAGATAGGCTTGCGCCAAAAGCTGATAGCATTCATGAGAATCAGTACTTGCCCATGCAACAATTTCTTCAATTTCTTTCTCACTCGGCATTTGATTCCTCCTTAATCTTTTTAGCTCGCCATGTCACATACTCATCATATAAGCAAAATGGAATGCCCTTGTCGCGAGCTATGTACATATCAATCTTCTCATGTAGTGTCTTATCCTTTATATAGGACAGACATCTTATTTTGTAAATAAAATATGACACTGAATCTATAAACATTACTTCTCCTCTAGTATCTCTACTATCCTAGATAATTGCGAGTCTGTCAAGCGACGTACCGTGGCATAAACATCTTTTCCGCACTGATCGATAAATACAGACTCTAGTTTGCGCCGTGCTTGATTGTTCTTTAGCTCGATTTTCTTCTCTGGCGTGAGTAAATAGTATAGATGAGATTCATACCCCCCCCCTATCTCCAGGTTTAACCGTATAAGGATCACCGGTATATCTATTCTCAATTCCTATCCGGTATTTCGTATCGCCCACAAAAGCCAACGTCTTAGTCACCCGGCCAATCTTCCCAGCATAGTACATTGTCGAGTCCATGCCAGCGATGTAGTACAGCTCATCGCCTACTTCTAGTTTGTTGTCTTTCATATCTTCCTCCTCTCGATAGATTGGCTAGGCTAAATCGTCAACAATAAAAACAGACTTCCCTGTAGCATCCTCGGAAACATGATAGGCATTAGAATCAAGCAATAGCGCGGCATGGTCGGCACTTTTCTTGCACCGATACCGCAACGCCTGATCCTTACGCGGTCCCCATTTGCCACGCCCATAGTAATAGGTCTGCGAAAGTTTGTTGCCATCGAGTATCACATAGGCGTCTTTCATATTTCCTCCTTGCTTTCGATAGATTGACTATCCGTTAATAATCGACTGGCACACTTTGCAATTCTGGCCGATCAAAGATTTTCGCCACGCCTGTACCTTTTCGTTAGCCTCGGACTTGACATCATTCTTATTTGTAGCGGATACGGTTATTGTCTTAGCCCGCTTCATTTCGCATCCGCGAGTAGTGCAATGGATTGTAGTCTTGACCTTTAATGTATTCATTCCGTCCCTCCGATAGTTCAACATTATATCTATCGGCGTTTCTTGTCAAGTATAAAAGACAAAATAATCCCGGTTTTAGTCCCGGAATAATTAACGGATGTTTAGGTGGTTATGGTATTCAATGTATTCGCCTATCAATAACCCGCCCACGAATGGGATAAAAATAATGCCAAAAATCTGTAGTTGAGTAAAAATCATTTCCTCTCCTTGTTCCTCATCCACCATGCTATAGCCTCTAGTTCGTCGGCATTAAAATCCCCATCAATACATACGATATCATCATAATTGTTTGGACGCACATAATCGTGTATGTCGCCCCATGAAAACTCTTGTCCGTCCTTGAAGCCTAGTATCTCTCTAGCCCTTGATTCATCCATGGCTACTTCCCGTTACCTACCAAACTATAGATACTATTCGCGGTCTCCGCCATCCTGCCTACATAATCGACGTTATAAAGCATTGACGTTTCTATATTGTGCCCATCCTTAAACTCTTCGTATGGGTCTAGAGGATTAAACCTGGAATCATTCGATGCCTTGCCCACCAGAACATAGCAATCGCCAGACTCTCGATACTCAACTCGCCAATCTGTTATCTGCCTAATTGGCTTTGATATACCTGTCATTTGCATTATCTCGCCTCCATTGTGTTGCAAACAAAATAGGCCCTCTTTCGAGAGCCCGCGTTTCTTAGTGCGCCTTCATGGACTGGTCATAGAAAAACTTCATGCCTTCCCTTGGATCGGCGAAAACATGAATGTCATAATCCTTGACAGAATCAAGAGCATACTGGCCATTATCTTCCGCACTATCCCAGACATGCTCGGCCGGGCTCGCGGATGCGAATCGATGCCAACTAAAATAATTATTATGTTCATGCCCGCACAAAAGGTAGGGGATGCCATTCATAATCGCTACATACATTTTAGTATCATCATAAACAAGCTTATCACCCTTCTCTATGATCTTCCTAAGCTCGGCGGCCTCATGGTCGAGCGCGTCCAACCTCTTGATTGCATCATCCTTGTCCATTCCCTTATCCTCCTTTGATTTCAGAAAGTCCTCGAAAAACTTACGGCCCTTGGAATCGAGACCACCTTGACTAGAAGTAGGAGGCATCTCATTTTCCCTTGGAGCAAAACCCAGACACCTGCCACGAAAACCATTCCCGCGATATGCTGGGCAATTATCGGCCAAGCATGATACTTCATTACAATCACCTTGCTCCAAAATCTTCTTGGCCACTTCAATCTCTGTCATTTTTGCCTCCTATCTGTAAACTTACGTAGAGCATAGAACGAAAGAATCATTATGTCAAGTAGGGCTTAACATCCTTCCGTAAGATCAGGCTGGTAGGATACGGGCTTGGGCGGCCTCTTCTTTTTACCACATTCCAGTATTGGATTGCATCCTAGCTTGCAAAGATTGGGCCTGGTCGGCGTGTTATCACCGGTATGTATCTCTATGTTAACGCCATGCGTACACCCGCACAAGTTTGAAAACTTTATAGTATCAAGTCCCTCGCATTGTGCTAGTACTAGGCCGCCCTTCTTCATTTCGCCTATAATGTCAAAAGCATTAAAACCAGTATATATCATATTGTACCTACTCTATCTTCTTAGTAGCCCGCTTGCTATACATTTCGGCTAGATTTGTCTTTCTTGTCTGATAATCCATTCCTAGTTTTATCATAGTTGAATTATCGCCCTCAAGCATTGTAACCGCATCAAGTTGTTCTTCCGTGGCATTGTCTCTAGCGGTGCCCTCCCTGACTCCGAATACTATTTCGTTAATCATTAGAGCCTCATTCGAGAAGTGATAGCCCATAGCCGGATCATGGGCCTCGGTGACAGCATCGCACAAAACCTTGTAGCCATTGGCCGCAAGGATACGCTTTAGATTCCAGTCTTGCTTTCGTTGTGTCCCGTTTATATACTCCTGATAAACCTTTATCTTAAACTCTACCGACAGCCATGCAGCAAAATCTAAGGCGATAAGGTGATGGGCAAACGTTCCGCCATTTCTTCCCCTTTTAGCTATAATACCACCCCCAGGTGGTAATTGATATTCCTTCTCTACCGCGCTTATAAGTTCATGGGTTGGCCCGGTCTTGGCCCATATATCAATTCTTTTGTTCGGGAAATAATCATTCAAATCGTTAAGGCAAATAAAATCTCCATCACATTTAACTACCCCAGATATTCCAGCGTATTCAGTCCTAAGTTCAAGCGCCCTTTTTAGTTCCACGATATTCTCCTACCAATAAAAATGTGACTCAATATAGAGCCACATATAATATAATTAACTAAATACAATTAGTAAAGAGGGGCTAGGCAAAGTGGAAGTAATCACCATACCTCAAACTTGGTATTGTTTCCTAGAATCTTCTCAATTACTCCGGTTAGGCAATCCTCTATATCATCATGTACCATTTTTCTAGTCCTACTAGCTAGTACCAATTCTCTATATACTTGCGGGAATACTTCTTGCCATCCTGACGGGAATCGCAAACAGTTAGTAACAGAAGTAGCATTCGACAATATACGTGCCATTTTATTCTCGCCTTGATGGAACCACTCAACTTGAGTAAACGTATTACCACTATCACGCATGATCTTTTCAATATTCCTAGCAAAACCTCGACCACCATTATTGCTTTCCACGACAGCCTTATTTACTTTATTCTTAGTTAGCATTATCGCGCTTTGTGGCTCTGTCTTTTCCATCGAGTCTTGAGTATAGATCAAATCTAACACATCACCAATACCATCTTTCACCCCTACCACTATACCGGCCAGATAGTCGCCCCCCTCGTCGGCAGTATCAAAATATGCTTCTATTCGATCATACTTTTCTTGTACTGTATCGTAAGTCTTAAACTCCCCATATAATCTATCCTTTGATTCAAAAGTCTCTTGGTCGTAATTGGCAGAAAATATCATAGGGTCGGCATGAAGTTTTCTACTGTCGTATGTCTTAGAGTCGAGTATATCATCACAAAGCATTGTGCCACCTTCGCGAGCTGGCATTTTTATTACATACCACGCATCTTGTTCCCTCGCGAGAAGTTTACCACAAAGATCATTGGGGCACCACCTAGTCATAACTACTAGTTCTTTCGCTCCAGCCTCAAGACGCGAGCTATAGGTATTATCGTACCAATCCATATGCTCATCAAGTATTCTATCATTAAATGCTTCTTTCGCGTCGCGGATAACGTCATCGATTATGCCCCACTTGCAACCTACTCCGGTCATTGTTCCGGTTGGAGAAGTGGCGAGAAACGAAAAAGGCGAGCCCTCAAGCGACCACATTTGATAGCTAGCATCGCCGTATTTTATCTTCGTGTTAGGGAATATGTCACCATAGACTATACGCTCTCCGCTTGCCTTTATCTCTTGAATACCATCGCGGACTGTCTTAGCAGAGCGGCCCGAAAGCGTCTCATTGTAACAAGCGCGAATTATGCTAGTCTTTGGATCATGGCCGAGAAGCCATTGAGAGAACATATCAACTGTCAATGTTTTCCCATGACGTGGCGGGACGTTTATCATTAGTTTCTGTATCGGAGTACCGTCTTTCCCGATTATCTTATTCTCTGCAAAGTCCTGTAGGGTATGGCATAGAGTATAAAGATGGGTACGATTTGGAAGATAAAAACGAGTCTTGAGAACCCTGCAAAAGGAGTAAAAATCTTTTTCACAATTATCGATAAGAAAAGATTGATCTAATGGATTTAGCATTTATTTATTATTATTCTCCCTTGCTCTTGACATATCTCTATATAATGACTAAAATAAGCGTATGAAAGCAATAACAATCAAAAACCCATGGGCATATCTTATATGTTCAGGGCGGAAAGACGTTGAAAACCGATCATGGCGCACTAATTTCAGGGGTCGAATAGTAGTACATTCTGCGGCTAGTTTTGACAAACGCGATTTTGTCCCGAGCGTTGACTGTCTATCCCCATGCTCTGCAATCATCGGCTCTGTCGAGATAGTAGACTGCATACAAAATAGCCCCAGCGAGTGGGCGATGCCCGGATATTGGCATTGGGTTCTCCGTGACCCTGAATTATTTGCCCACCCCATTTTAGACATTAGAGGCGCCCTTTCGTTTTGGGACGTACCGGAATGCGTATGTGTTTCGATTTCTGCTAGAGCTTTTGTTTAAACTTTTTAGATTGCCATTAAGAGACGCCCTGCCCGCTCTCTGCAATTCCCAGTCTTTATTGTGCATCATTGATTGCGCGAAACTTTTTACACTTGTAGAAAACCCGACATACTCATATGTTTGACTCATTTCTCGCGCGACTATATCGTTTAGTTTTTTAGCTATTCCCAACCCTTGATAATCGGGTAATACAACTAATCTATGCCCATGCGCCATGTGATATTTATTGTGAGGGAAGTTAATATACGCGCAGAATCCTACCGGGCTCTCTCCGATAAACGCTACAAACTCCCGCGCCGCCCTGCTAAGATCATGGCTTAAATAATGATAACGCCTAAACATTTCCCAGTATCCTTTAATCTCTCGTACTTCGAGCTTGATTTCAGGACGACGAACCGACCCCCTTGTTATCTGCATTTTCATCGTATCGGTATTAAATACCCAGTCCGGTTCCAGCCATTCAATAACATCATAATGACAAGTAACAGCTATAAACTTTTTATTTGATCGTCGGACGCTTTTTTGTAGCGCCAAGCTTCCTATCTGTGCTACTTCCCTGTCTACCACCGAAGTATATTCGTCAAAAATTATTATCTCTTGATCTTGCAAAATTGCTCGCGCAAGATCGACGCGCATTTTCTCACCGTTGGAAAGAACGCTATAGGGCTTCAACCAAGAAGGCGGTGAGGAAAAACCAACGGACGACAGAACCCCAAAAAGCTCTGTACTTGGAATGCTTTTGTCAAAATCATCTACCACGCATGCAGCTGAATAATCAAAGTTCGCAAAGTATTCCCCAAATAGCTCTCGCGCTATTGTAGTCTTTCCTGTTCCCGACTTACCGACAATAACTCCGATATTCCAAGAATCAGGCGGCGTAATGTCTCCCGTAAATCGTTCGTCAAACTTGTTTTCATTAAGATCGAATTGATCGTATAATTGAGCGACGCGAAAAGACTTTGTGCCTATCTCATTATGTCTTACAATATCGAATTGCATAGCAACCCCCTAAAGTGTCGAAATGCGACATACCATTGCTCTCCCCGTTAGTTCAGTATACAAGTCCTCGGCTTCCACTTCATTCTGTAGAGTAACTATAAGTTCAATCTTACTATCATAGTTTATCGTCTTGGTTTTTTGATCCTTATCATCCTTGTTTTCAAGAATGCTTTCATCTACAAGCCGCAACGTCTCGACAATAGAAGCGTCTATATCATTTAACCATATATCTAGCTCGTCCTTTTGCCATTCTCCATATTGAGAGGCTATAGATAAAAGCATCCGTCTTGCCTCTTCCTCGTCGCTAGCTTCAACGTAAACTACGGGAATGGATGGGATATCCCATCCATCGCGCTGTAATGAAACCAGAGCGGACAATCTCTGATGCCCGTCTAATATCATTTTGTTCTCGCCGTTATCCCATATAAAAATAGGGGCAATAAATCCATCGGTAACAATCCGTAATTTTAGATTCGATAGATTCTTATTAGATAGTTTCTTTATATTGCCCTGAAACACTTTTAGATCATCTATCGGAATAGTATCAGCGCCGCTACATCTTATCGCTATTGTCTTGCCCATTATTTTCCTTCTTTATTGTTTCCTTGTCATCAATCTCGTCAATATACTTATCCATTATCTTTTGCATTATATCATCCGGTACTAAAGACGAATCCACGTGAGTCGGCGTTTTATCGGTAACTTCTACCGATTGCGTAGACTTGCCGTATATTCTATCAAGCAACTTTTCAATATTGTCTAGCCTTCCATTGGAGAAGTCGGTCAAAAAAGCCTTGACTAAAAGCCGTATTAGCATGGGCTGGGCCTTGTCGGTCAATAGCGCTTGTAGCTCGTCTTGATTCTTTTCAAATATTACATTTTTCATTACTCTGCGAACATCGTCTATCGATATACCGCTATCACGAATAAATGCGTTTAATGCAGATGGCTTTCGTCCGTTCTTCTCAGGTTGGTGAGTAGAGTCAAAAGGTCTTAGATTCTTCAAACTGTTCTCGTTCATCTTGTTTTTCCCTCGTTTTCTATACCGATCGGTATATATCTTCTCATATCTTCTGTTTTTACTTCGCCACTCATAATTTATTCCTTTCTAGTTAGTAATATCTATATTGAACCTATATCTCTTCCCGCTCTTCTTGAAATAATACCCCTTAGAAGACCGCAAATCATCCTTATAGATAGAAGTATCGCTATACCGCTCCGTGGACTTATCGAATATACATGCAGTTGCACAGGTTATATTCTTATTGGCTAGCCCCGCGTTAATCCATATATCGTGGTGCTTTTCGTCTTCTAGTTTCTCTGCCAGTTTATCCGGGTACTTGTCATAATACATAACAAGTTCGCCGGATATCGAAATAACCTGTATATTCCCTATCTCGTCTAAGTACTTATCTGGATGAATCATAAGCTAGACCTCTTGGGGCGGTTCGGGAAGGGGCATCCAGTAAGTAGGATCTATAATAGAGCCGGAACCATCAAACCACTTCCCGTAATTATAATTAGCAAATCCAAACGTTCCGCACCACATCATAACTAATACAAGACCACAGCCATCCGGCAACATATCCCTTACGCTTACCCATTCCCCGTATTTCGGTTCCTGCATTGCCTTTACCTCCCTTAATCCACGCATTATTGAGTCAAAAGCCTTACTCATTAGACAACCACAGGTACAAACTTAGGCTTTTCTTGTCCCTCTTCCCTAGGCATCCAATAGTCAACATCATCACATAGCCAACCATGACGTCCAGAAAAACAATCGGTATAGTATGTCCCGGCTGGCTTATTGTAAAGATCGCTTACATCTTCCCGGCTATAGTACCCATCATAGACCTTATCAAATACCTCGAAATAGTACCAGACAGGTTGATTTTCAGCGGGTTTACTTTTCTTTATATCCTGCCACTCATTTGACATTACTTCCCTCCATGATCTTATCTATATGCTCATTATAGGCTTTTACCCATTGAGCCCATTCTGGTTTACTCATATCATGCCGCATATAAATTAAGCCAAGAGCTTCAAGGCGAAACTCGTCAATCATTCGATCTTACCTACCCTGTCAATATATTCTGCATTGTTACTAAACGTCAACGCCTCGACCATATCCTTATTGTCACATTTAATGTCCGAGTAAATAAAGCCCATTCGCTTCATGAGCTTAAAAATATTGTACCATAGAAACTTATCATACAGATTCAACTTATCACCCTTGTTCATTTATTACATCCCTCTTTCCATTCCTAACAACATACCCAGGCTCGGCACCATGCCCACAACACGCTGAAGTAGCCCCTTTCACATATCCCAGACAAGCATCATACCCCTTGCTATCCGGGTATCGACCACATTTATTGCATGGCCTCGAATCGTCGAAAATCTCCATAGTATCGGCATAGTACCAGTTATTTCCATCATAGACTATCTTATGCCCACGAGCGTATGAAGTTGTCATTTCGGGGCCTCGCTTTCTTTGATTAGCTTGATCGCCTTCCTAATACCCGCTATCTCTCCATTCCAGTAGTCGGGCGAACGGCTACAAAGTGACTGCCTTTCTATTCTACTTATTTCTTCCTCTAGGGATTCTATGATAGTATCAATTGACATTATCTTTAGCCTCTACCCCGAATAGACCGATAATAAACTTTCTACCCAAGCCCGTACAGAGCCTGTCATAAACAACCTTACCAGAATCGAGAACGGTATTCTTGATACTGGTATAGTGCTCCCCGGAATAATCCGAATAAAGTACCCATGTTCCATTCTGCTTGAACTGTATCTTCATTTCGCTCAATTTATCATTAAGCTCTCGCGCCGATCTAAGGTGAAGCTCCTTTGCAATTTCAGTAGTAGTGTATTCCTTGTTAAAGTCGTGGACAAGCATCTTAACTTCTCCCTCGGCCTTTTGTCTCAATACCCTTTCCTGAATTATGCTTTGAGTGAGCCATGAAATAACTTCAAGAGTCTTTTCTTTCATCTCAAGGCTAGTTACCGAACCTACAACTTCGGTTGTAGGTAGCATATGCTTTTTTATTTCAGTTACCTGCTTCTCGTCTAGGTATGTAGTAACTCCATTTTTCATAAGATCGGGATACATTTCCCTTACATGTTTTTTTATCGCTTCCGGGTCTACACCTAGAATGCCGGAAACGTCCTTAATACTCATTAGGCTTACTTCGTTGTCACTCATTGCCCTCTCCTTCTAGCGCTTCCCAAAAGCATTCCGGTAGATATACATTATCCATCTTCACGCAATCCTTGAACAGTGGGGCAATCTCGCGGGGCTTGTAGCCAGATAATCCCGTACCAATTGCAGTAACATAATACGTCTTGCCCTTGTTCGCCCTGGCCTCATTGATAAACTTGTCCACGTAATGCTTTATCTTTTCAATGGGGAGGGCGTAGCGTACATTTTTATCCTTGGTTGGGATTGCAAATGATTGTCCGTGCTGTCCGTAAAATTGGCCATACCTTGCGCCGAATAGATCGCTAGCCACTTTGGCAGTTCCGAGATTATTCTTCCCGGCAAGATTGCTGCCGTAAACAAAGACCTCATTCGGCTTTAGAAGCGATATATTCTCTGGAGTAATCCGGTTTGAATAATCCATTTTCTTTTTCACTCCCTATATAATATATAGTAAGATTGCCTAAAAAATTGAAGTAAAACTAGCTAGTATAAGATTTTAGCAAGCCCGATAGCCTTGCAACTACCGGGTATTTACTCCTTTTAGTTAGTCCTCAAGACCAACAATGGCATCCTTATTGAAGCTATCCCGGTGTGCATCCGCCATATAAAGACCATCGATACCCGTAGGCGTAAAATAGATGCAATATACTTCATCGTCCTCGGTGCGCCCAACTGTCATCATCGGGCCGCCGCTCTTTAGCATAACAATGTCACCTGGCTCAAACTCTGTTTTCATTCTGCTTTCTACTTACAGGTAAAATAAGCGGCATTGATTGCCGTGTTCAACTTCCCGACCGCATCCATAACATCAAAGTCAATCTCTACGTCATCCTCTTGCCACCTCCCTAGCAGGTCGTCCGTAGTCCCCTTCAAGACGCAGAGCTCATCGGCATACAGTTTCGGCACATTGCACATTGGCTTCTCCTTTTGCTCTAATTAATACAATGATCTTTCGTGATGTTTCGTCAATCCCCCATGCGCTCGACCAGCTCCTTGTATTTCTTTTCAATTCCCTCATAATACTCAATTGGCCTATCTTCTCGCATTTTCGAAGCCTCTTCAAGTCGGTCTAGTTTGCGCTCGGAATAAGTATGGCGCATCCAATTGCTATACATTTGGTCATCAAACTTATGATGCCTCAAATGGCAAGCGCTACACATCCTATGTGCGTTATCAAGATCATATCGCAATTCAGGACAAGCCTTTTTCCCGTAGTAGTGCGAACATTGGCCGTTCTCTTCCGAGCCACAAATCACGCACTTCTTATCACGCAAGACTATGTATTTGTTAAACCATCTATCAGCCTTGCGAATTGCACGGGCGAGCTTTTTAGCATAGGCCGACTTGGAAAGAGGCTTTACATCACTCACTAATTGCCTTCTGTTATCAACTGTGAATATGGAACGTTATCAACCATCCACGCGCAAAACTCGCGCCATTGACTAAGGGCATGATTTTTTCTTGCGTGATAGATTCGGCGCATAGCCTGATAGTTCAATAGCATATCACGAGTCTGCAAAAAACCTTCGGGAATCATCGCCTTCAACCCTTCTAGCGAACATGTACCATTAGCGACTAATTCCCTAACTCCATTCAATTGGCCCAGGTATGGCGATGGAATGTCACTGTTATCAAAATCCTCGACCATAAACGGCTCACTTATTTTTCTGTGCATGGTCGATTCGCTGCAATGCTCTTCATCGAGATCAAATCGGCCCAACTTGTAGGTATCTAGCTCAAGCCAAAAATAGCGCGGGGCCTTGACGGTTATTCCCGCCCCGATCATTCGCATAAACTTTGCATGATCGTCCCCACGCTTTGCGAGTTGAACCATGAGGCGCAAATCATCTTCGGTAGGAGTATCGCCTAGACTCTCATCTCGCTCTTTATTCATCGGGCGACGCAAGGCCCTGAGCGCGGTCTTGAAACCATAGACTTCGTTAAAGGTGATATCAATTGCCATTTTCTTTACTCTCCTGTATCAGATTCCACAAATCGTCAATGGTCTTAATTTTCTTTGTCTTCCCATCGATTCCAGCCCCTAGCCTTTTCTTGTCGAACTCATTATCCCATACAAACCAACTCACCCAATCATCACCATCACCGACAGACTATGAAAGCAAACTCGTATAAGAGTCAAGGAAATGCCCGCCAATTTCACAAACAGCGCAGGGAGCTATCGCCTTGAGATGGTCATTCAATGAGTCAAGCTCGGAATTGAAGGCCTTTATATCGTTAATACATTCGGTAAACTTCTTCTTGTCCATTAAAAACCCCTTAGGCCGTGATACCATCACGATACCACCGCCTTAATAATTAGTTCTTTTTCGTTGTATTAGTCTGGCTTGCCTTCAAGAGCAAACCGCAAAGCCACGAAAAACAAACAGCCACCCACCACGAAATCTTTCCGGCTACCGCGCCACTCGCAACCAACCCAGGGAACACAGCTGGAATCGCAACCGGCCAAATAAGCCAAACAATAGTCCCCGCAAAAACAGCCGCCACAAACACAAGAAAGAAAAGTACAATCCCCGCCACAATTACAGCCGCAACATCACTACCGTCTGCCATTCTCGATCTCCTTTTTTGCCAACTCTCGGCAATCTTCTTTTCTCTTCTGCCAATCGCACTTATTGCAGTCTAGCGTACAAGCCGCCTTAAACGCAAGCCCCTTAGCAATCTTTACAAGATCATCATAACTAGGAATCATTATTCCTTGCCCTCCATATTACCATACTTACCGAAATAGTCCGTAACTTGTTTCTTCCATCCTTCGTACCTTGCTCTAGGACAATGGCAATCCTTAGCTATAATCTTGTTGGCCTGTAAAATAAGATCGGCGGATTGCTGCACTATCTCGCACTCGTGCAATACGATTAAATTGTTGATCTTCTTTTCTTTATCGGTGTCGGTGCTTTGCGCGATGGCAAGGAGCTTACGAGAAAGATCATAGTTGGTCATTCCTCTATTCCCCGCTCTTTGTTGCAATAGTTTTAAGCCGTCCCAATAAGATATCATCATATGGCTTAATTATATCATATAACTCCGCTTCACGGTTTGAAACAAATGGACAATATTCATCTTCTCCGCTATCGGTATTATTCCTGAACTTTCTTATTGCATGAACTAATGCGCCAACTTTCATTTCTAATGTCTTATTATCTAATTGTATTTTATTATATTCCTCGAGCGGTACCCATCGGCTACCGTCGGGCTCTGTAACTATCTGCAAATTGGTATTGTAAATATTGCATTCATTGGCCATGTCTTACTCCTTGTTCTCGGGCGTGGCGAGGGCGTCTTGGGCTTGCTGCATTGCAAACTCAATTGCATCTTCTCCTCCATCGGTGCTTATCTGATATTCGAGATTCGCCAGCGCCTCCCTAAGCGCCTTCTCTGCGGTCGGCGCGGGGCGGGCACAGATTATTCGAAGCCCATCAAGCGCTTCTAACCCGTCCCGCGACCATATAGACAAATGCGGTTGATCTTGTCTGATTGTTTGCGATAGCTCTCTTATGGCCTGGGCTGCGATATTTATCAGCTCCCCGTTTGCATCGACCTGGGGCTTGTCGCTCAATGCGGCACAAATAATAGGGAAAAGAGAAATTGCATAGTCTATCTCTTTAGCAACCTGATTTTCTCCGCTATCAATGCCGTCAAACTCTTCATCAACCATGGTCCCAAGCCGCTCAATTTCTTTCTTGGCTAGAACCAACGTCGCTCGAATAAAATTCGTAGCAGTTTGATTGCCCATAGCTTTACGTATCGCATTATCAACCGTTGCCATAATCATCGTGTAAGTCCCATCCCAATTACCACTAACCCGCGCAAGCTCGATAGCATCGTCAATTTCATCAGCCGCTTCGATAGCCTCGTAACAAATCTCTTTATCCATACCTAGGCCTCCTTGTTTAATCTATGCCTTGCTTTTAGTTTCGTCAAGTAGTGGGCCATCAGTAAAGCCATAAGGTCCCCAATTTTTTATCATAACAATATAAGTATCCCACCCGATACGCTCATCCATTCCGCCGTATGACTCAACGCTCACCGTTGATTCATCTACCGAAACCATACCCATGTCTATCACGTCTTTATACTGTTTTGTTATTTCCTCTACTAACGCCTTTTTTGTTGGTTCGATATTAACTACCGTCGCCATTGATTCAGATAGTCCGCCACGATGTTGACGCAATTTCATTCCACCACCCCCTATTCCTTGTCTTCAAACTTTACAAGTTCGGGATAAAAATTGAGCTTAATTGTACCCACTGGGCCGTTCCTTTGCTTTGCACAAATCAAGTCAGTTTCAATTATCTCGGAGTTCAATTCTGGCTCATGCTCTCGATGAAGGAAAAAAATAGTATCCCCGTCTTGTTCAAAACTTCCAGAATCTCTAAGATCGGCAAGGGACGGTCTTTTACCTTCCGATTCTCGACGCAATTGCATCAATGCTACTACCGGGACTTTGTTCTCCCGTGTAAATTGTTTTATCTCTCTTGATACTATTGACATTTGTTGCCATCTCGGAAGTTTCGGTTGCTCGGCATCTATGAGTCCAGCATAGTCGATGAAAATAATCTTTACTCCTTCGTTATGAATCATCTTCCTGGCCGATGCTCGAAATGCGCTAAGTGTGATATTCGGAGTGTCGTCAATGAAAAACGGGGCATCGGCGATTTTCATACAAGCGTTTTGTATATCCTCGGCCTGTTTTTTGCTTAAATGCCCGAACTTCATTCTACGCTTGGTCATTCCTGAAAGAGCAAAAACCTGCCTTTCGTTTATCAATTCCCTCGACATTTCGCAAGAGAAAAAACCAATTGGAATATGATTTTCTATAGCTATGTTATTCGCCATAGTTACCGCACAGGCGCTCTTGCCAACGCTCGGCCTTGCTCCAATTATCACATAGTCCTCATCACGTATTCCGCCCGTGATATTATCAACGCTCTTAAATCCCGAAGTAACCCCAAACAATTCATCGGGATGATTTTTGTAAAACTCTAGTTTTCTGATTGTGTCCGGCAACACGGATGCAATCTTGACGTATTTCCCGACCTCGTTTTTCGTCGCAAGATTGCTCGCGCTTTGTTCAAGATCATTCGCAATTTCAATTCCGGTCTTGCTACCACTTACGAGATCGTCCGCACTAGCCGAGTTTATTTTCCATAGCGATCGCTTGATAGACTTGTCTTTTACAATCTTGACATAATACTTAACATTCGCCGATGAGCAAACATTGTCATTAAGCGAAGTGATATAGGTAAGATCAATCTCATATCCCCGCATCCTAACTTCGTCATTGATAGAAATTAGGTTGATTGACAGTTTCTTTTCGGCCCGCTCCTGAAATATTGTCCATAGTAATTGGTCTTGATATTGGTAGAAATCATCCGGCGCAAGAAGGCTACGAATATCATCCATGCAAGAGTTATCAACCAGCACGGCCCCGAGTACAGCCTTCTCCGCGTCAATGTCATAAAAGTTCGGATTATCGATCAATGGCTAACTCTCCTATCTTCGCCCGTAAACATAATCACCCGGCAACTCTCGCGCAATCTCGAAAGTATATCCTCCCCCACGAAGTTCTCGAAACACTCCGATTCTTTCCCGGCCTCGCATCGTGACTTCATAGACCGGTTAGAAATCATAATAGTTGGCAACTCACTTGAATACCGCTCATCGATAATATACGAAAGCCATTGAAGCTCAGCCTCGCTTCCCTTCGTCCGCCCAATCTCATCGATCGCCAGGAGGGAAACACTAGCAAGATAGTTCATAATATCAAGACTCGTTCCCCGGCTATGATCGACATAAGACGCCCGTATCATTTCGGAGATTGCAAACATCTTAATAATTTGACCGCCCATGGCCTTAACAGCCGAGCAAGCAAGATGCGTTTTACCAGTCCCCCAACTTCCCGTCAAAATTACCGACTTGATTTTACCGTCAACCAAATCGCGGATAGCCGAAAGCCCCTTTTGTAGTTCCGGCGTGTCGGCCACAAAGTTGTCTAGAGTTGATCCGAAATACTTAGGCTTTATCCCCATCGCAAAATACCGCGCTTCGTTGGCCTGATTTTCTGCCACGGCTTTACGGTCTAGCTCCTCGCGCTCAAATTGCTCCTCGGCTTCCTTTGCGCATTCAGGACAGCCCGACTCGATTCCCATAAACCCGACCTCGATAGACTCATAATCGAGATTATGCTTGTCACAATGGTTAGTCAATTAGTGGCCTCCTTTACTCAACTTGAAGATTATAAGTATCGCTTCTAGCCGCATTGCGACAGCCCTTAGCATCAGCCCCGTTCGTCTTTGCGTATTGCCTTTCGTGTTGCTCCCATGTCCTTATAGTGGCCCTCCAGTCCTTCATAGGCGACTTACCGACTACCCATCCCCGTGATTCATTATAGTTCACAAAGTATTCCGGGTCTATACTATTTCCCCGTTCAGTACAATAGGCCCGTACCTCGTCAACGGTTGGTTTTCTAAATACTTTTTTATCGACTCGCGGCGGAACAGTATCTTTAATTTCCTCCTGTGCGTTGTCACTCTCGCCGAATAAAGTTGAATCAGCGCTTGAATCAAGAGAAGGCGGTGAAGGCGTAGCCGGAACCACGCTTCCTCTTATATTAGGTTTATCATTAGGTTTACTATCTTGTTTAATATCTGGTATAGGTCGTGCATTGGCACATTTTCCATTAGGCATATTTGCACTATCGATAGTGCATGGTAGGAAAATGGATTCGTCTTCAAAAGCATACCACAATGTCCGGTCATAGGCATTTTGATTATAATTTCCAGTTATTAAAACCTTTTGATCCCTTAGGCTGGAAAGTATTCTTTTTATTTTGTCTTCATTCCAGAATGGGAAAAGCTCGGAAAATGCCTTAACACTATTATATGTCCAGGTGTGCCCATCATGCTCATGTTTACCGCATGCCCTATTTTTCATAATCCAGAACTGAAAGTTGTAAATCATTATAGCCTCATCGAGGCCATATTTTTTAGCTACGTCAATATCAAAAGAATAATTCATATATTTACTCCATCGGGCCATGAGGGTATAAATATTTATCCTCATGGCCCATATTAACTAGAACTGTAGAGGGGGCTGTTTTACTAATCGATCATAAATTGTATCGAGAATGCCCTGCAATTGCGTCTCAAATAAATCTATATAGTTATTGCTTCTAGTCCACTGTGGAAAAGATTGGTTCCCTTTAAGCTCAATATTAAGTCCATTCTTTTTAGCAAAGAGTTGCCGGATGGTTACCCATGTAATTTGAGCGGATATATTATTTTGCATTACAAAGTTAGTTACCTTTTTGTTTATATCCGCAAGCCTGGGGTCATTCTCTCTAGTCTCCCTCTTTGTAGTATCGGCAATAAGTTTGACAGGCTTTGAAGTTATTTGCTTCTCAAGCTCCTTCGTTTTCTTATCATACTTACTCTCGATTGTATTGATAATTTTATGAAGTTGCTCGATGGTAACATACTCTCCATGAGCATCCTTCTTTGGAGACTTGATACTTTTAGCGGGAACAATTTCAGGAACTATATATCTAGCAGGTCTAGTCTTCCCAGTATCAGAAAGCCACTTAGAAAAAGACGGAGCATTAGTTTTATGATACCATGTAACAGCGTATTCAGTTATCTTCACTTTGAAATCAAGAGTAAAAGTCTCATCCCCAAACTTGCCCTTAAACTCTGGCCAACAATCATGCGCCGCCTTATAGATATATCCAGTATCTACCGTCATTCCAATATCGCCGCTAAGTTGCGCCGCAATATCAATGGACTTAAATGTGCTTCTCATTTGCCTTTTCTCCTTATACGTTCCGGGTATATTCTATACCCTTTTCTTTCAGGAACTTCATCATCGAGTGGACATACTCACCGCGTGAAATGTCATCGTCAAGAGCGATTAGTCTAATCTCGATGTATGATTCCGTATGAGATACCGCTGTCTCTACCTTTTCTTGAGAGTTGCTTTCTGTTTCATCTTCCTCATCCGCTTCGCATTCTTGCGCCTCCCCTGTATCTTCCTCTTGTTCAAAGATATTGGGGCTCTCGTTTTCGAGTGGCTCCGGTTTTGACTTGCCTATATTGGCCGTGTTCATTGTGGTAGTTGTACCGTGCTTGTCGGTATAGGTTTTCTCACTAGAAACGTTGCTAGTGACAGAACGCAACCCTGCTACAAAGGTATGAGAAACATTTACTCTTTTCGCTATCTCATAGTCGCTCCAGCTACTCCATTCTTTGTCTTCAAGGAGGAGCATAACGGCCCGGCGTTTATCTTCATTTGTCCGGCGTAGACCGTGAGTTGCATTTACGCCTACGCTATAGAGGATGGCATCACGCCTAGTTCCCTGCTTAACATCGGACTCTATTTTGGTCTTAGTACAAGCAATAGCCGCATTAACTCGATGAAACCCATCTGCGAGGTAGTACACTTTCCCATCGTAGAAGACAACTACGGGCGGGAATTGCTCCCCGGCCGTCATTGCTGAAGCATACTCGTTTATCACATCATTGTTCAAGCAGGCCCTGGGTTGTGTCCCTGCATCCATTTTGATCTTATCAATTGATAGTTCCATGGCAACTCCTTTGAAAATAAAAAGCCCGACAACTTGACCGCCTACACTCGGTCTTATCATCGGGAATCCCGCTCAAAATTGGCGGCGATAGGTGTAGGGCTATCATAGCCAATCTCTTCTAGTTCGTCAACCGGGGTATGGCCCTGATTGAACTGTCTCTATATAATATATAGTAAGATTCATCGAAAGTTTGAAGTACATTGGGGCTAATCCTTGCTTGTATGATACATTCCAACAAGCCAATCGCGACCAAGCCCCGTCCACTCCGAATAATATACCGTAGTTCCGTTAACTTCCTTTTGTTTAATGTTCACAAAGTCCTTACCGGAATACTCTGAATTAAGAAGCCATACTCCACGCCTATCTTTGTACTGTATACCCCTGGCAGCAAGATCATTATTCAATTCTTGCGCCGACCTAAAATTAAGCTCTTTTGCAATCTCCGTAGTGGTGTATGTTCTATTATTATGAATAAGGCGATTAGTGCGGGCCTCAGCCTCAAGCCGCTTGCGGCGCTCCTCTTTCCAAGAATCGAGGACGCGCTGAATATTATCGGGATCTGTAAAGTCAACAGTAGGACTAAGATAGCCGCCCGTCTTGCGAATAGCGGGTAGCACCTCTGAAGTTATCCATTTTCTAAAGCGTTTAGCATCGGGTTTGTCTGATCTAATTATGACATTATATAGCCCAGACTCATTGACAATAGTTTTGTTTGGGTTGCCTGGGATACCGTCGTTTAGAACGACGGTATTTTTTTCGTCCTCATCCAATCTGTCGGCAGCATCTCGGCTGTTTGCTATACCCAATACCTTACATACATCCGCAAGAATCCACCATGGTTCGGCGTTTACCATCACAGTTCTAATATCCTTGCCCTCAAATCCAAACACTTGAACATCTTTGCTTTCCATGATGAAAGCTCCTTAGATAAAAGAAAAGCGGCCGGTGAGACTCCCCAGCACGGGTTCGGGTATCGCATGCTACCCTAGTCTCACAAGTCGCTCTATGTTATCGCCTCATGCAAGGCAATGAGTCAAGTCGGTGCTGGCAACTTAACCCTACATATAATATATAGTAAGATATGCCAAAAGGTTGAAGTGATTTCAGGTCAAACATCTTTCCGGCTATCCCTATCCGCTAGCTGGACTTCCAGCGCTGCAATATCGGCTTTTATCCATTCGGTTAAGATTGCATTAGGACGGGGAGCGGCGAGGGCGGCGAGGAGTGTACACCATCGGTCGAAAAGCTCGATCTCCTGAACAAACATGTAATAGTCTTTACCCTGTGCGCGGAGAAGATCGCGGGCCGATGGTTTTTTGTGCGGGCTAGGCGGAGTCTGTGCCGGGCCTTTGGGTTTCTTGGCCTTGGGCTTATGGGTAGGCTTGGGCTTACCGGCTACCTCGTCAATTTTTGCGGCGAGCGGGTGCTTAACCTTCACGATAAAATGTTTAGTTGTGGGCATCTTCATTCTCCTTTCTTTCTAAGAAATAAGCGACTTCATAAAAAGTATCATTGTCAACATCACACAGAGCATACCCCATTCTTTCAAGTCTACGGAAGTACAGGTTAATCCGTCTTCCAAAATCATCACCGTAGGCACTAATTTCAATATGCAGTGGCTTGTAGTAGTTAAGATATTCCTTTATTGCGGTCTCAATTTTATTCATAGTTGCAATATTAAAGGTCTTGCCAACAAGCCTACACTTAGCATCTTGTTCGTCGCTCAACTTGCGTTTCTTTGCATCACGGCTAGCGATATGGATATAGAACCAGGGTATATATATTTCACTGTCGCGATAGGGATTTTCTATTTTGGCAGTGTTAATGATATAGAGGAAATCATTATCGTATACTCTGGCAAAATCTCCCCATCGTTTCAAGGCCACCTCCTAAAATAAAATACCCCACCCGGTTAGGGGCGGGGAGTTGAATCAATTAGCAGTTGGATTGCTGAAAAGCTCGTTATCCTTTATCTTTAATTCCTGTTCGGCCCTGTTTAGGTTATCAACCATTTGCCCAAAATACTCGGGCTTCAGTTCACCCTCGATAGCATATCGCCCATTGAGTATTGATTGATACCCCTCGGAACCAATACCCCCGAATGGAGAATAAACTATTTCTCCCTTATTAGAATAGAGCCTAGTGATAATGTCGATAACATCGAGGGCGAGTGGGCACACATGGCGCTCATCGCCATCGTATTTGATAGTGTTTAGGGTATAAGTCTCGCGGACATGGGAAAGAATACCCGATGCTATATCAATCCACTCGTCTCGCGTAACATCACTACCATCAAAATCGCCATTCTTAACAACAACATCTGGATCTCCAGGTTTTCTGAAAACAAGAACATAATCAAGAAGTGCGGGGCGACTCCATGAAGAGTCTTTCTCAAATTGTGTAAAGGTGAGCCCCTTTGAATGAGTACGAATTGACTGGGCTTGCGGGTTTTTAGGAATTACAAACTCTCCATGATAGATAAATCCACAATCGGAAAAGTTATCAATAATGTCGCCCCTAAAATCCTTTACCCCGATATATCCATCCTTGTTGAGAAGGGCGGGAACCTGCATACAATGAACGGCACAAATACGCCCGGTCTTAATAACTCTAAACAGTTCTGGAATGAGGAATTTAAAATGAGTCCAGAACTCCGCATCATCTTTCGAGTTGCCCATATCTCTCATAGAAGGGCTATACGTGTAGAGTGAAAAAAATGGAGGAGAGAAAATAGAAAGATCGACGGATTCAGTGGCAAGAGTTTTGATCGTTTCGCAAGAATCACCTTCCATGGCGGTATAATGCTCGCCCTTCACAATCTTTGTTTCCATCTTGTCTTCGTACCTCACTGTTCCTGTTTGGATTTCATCTTTAGTAAAATCAGACATTTCCCTAACTACTCCATCGATCAATTCTGCATTCTCCTTTTCCTTGCGGAGTACATTAGCAAGGATACCCTGTTCAGCATTTGAAAGCACAATTATAACATTCACATGATACTTTTGGCCGAATCGATATTCTCGCCTAATGAGCTGATAATACATTTCAAAAGAATCACCTATACCAACGAATGCCATATTATGAGCATTCTGAAAATTGAGCCCAAACCCGGCTATTTTCCCTTTTGTGTCGAGTACCTTAATTTTGTTATTCTTAAAATCAGTCATTGACTTGATCTTGAAATCGATGGAATCATCGCCTTTTACATTAACGGCACCATCAATAGTTTTAGCTATCAAATTAGCCTCATCGTTTAGTCCAGTCCACACAATCCACTGGTCGGGCGAATCATTTATGATAGGTGCGATAGCACTAACTCGACTCTCAATTGTTTTTTTGCGCTCATCCATTCTCCCCACTAGGCCATGAAGTTTATCAGAGGGGAAAAGCTCGCCCTCTGGTATAAAATCAACATCGGTATAGAGCGCCTGAATGTTAAGAGGGGGAAGCTCGAATCCCTCATCGGAAAATCCGATATCAGACGGATGCCGAATGAATACGCACCACGTCGCCATCCATCGATAAAAGTCACCCTTCGCATGCCCCTTGAGCCGCCATCCATTTCCTTTAGCCGAATCATTCACGAAAAACTTAGATAGCATTTCACTAGCAGACATAATTCCTAGATATTCAACCTGATTAGACATTTCGCTAATGTCATTCGGTGAGGGGGTAGCCGTGCAAGAAAGCCGATAGGGTACCTTATCGAACATATGGAAAATACGAGTCTTTGTTTTTCCGTTCTCTGATTTCAAAATGCTACTCTCGTCTAGTACAACTGCACCGAAATCATGATCTATGAAATGGTCAAGACGTTCATAGTTAGTAATATAGAGCCCTTCGATGCTAGAACATTCAGAGAAATCTGTTACATATTTAATAGTAACGTCAATGTCGCTAGCCTCTCCAATTGTTTGATCCGCGATAGAGAGAGGACACACAATCAAGCCCTTCGCATGTTTTGTCTGGCAAATAATCCTAAGCCACTCAATCTGCTGTTTTGATTTTCCAAGCCCGCAATCCTCAAAAAGAGCTGCTCGACCTTTACGGATAGCCCATTTTACAATAGCGGCTTCATATCCCCATTTACCATCCCTAAGCATATGCTGGATAGATTCAATCGGCACATCGAAACCGCAATCATAATCAATCTCGGTTTTTTTGTGCAGGAATTCAGAATAATCCAAAACAACCTCCTGATAAAATAAAACTGCTTGCGGAGAATGGGTCTTGAACCCACACGCCCGAGATTCTAAGTCCCGTATGTCTGCATTCCATCATCTGCGTATTTCGGGTCACTTTCTACCCGTTAGGCCATCGGTCTAGTTTTCTCGTCCTCTCCCACCGAAAGAAGGACAGTCACCGAATCCTGCCGGCGGACAGTTGCGGTAGCAACCGAAGCGGGTAACACGCTCATTCCTACGGAGCTACCGCCGACTAATTACTGCTTGGGCGGCACTATCGCAACCTCGCTTTCAGCTTACGCCTTCTTCGTAACTCCGAACAGTCCCGCAATAACACCGGCGAGAACAAAGACCGCCGCGACCACGCCACCCACAACCGTCTCATCAACACCGGAGAGATACAGAGCGATGCTTCCGCCGACAATTCCAACCACTCCGCCGATCTTGAGCCAATTCTGCTTAGTCACTTTGCACCTCGATAAAATAAAATATTGGAGCTAGGCCCCAAGCTAAAAACAGTGTAACGAAAGCGCGAGAAAGCGTCAAGCTACTTGTTCCAATACATGCGCAATACTTTCGGGGAAAGTGGGGCAAACCATCGTGATTTTGGATTGCAGTGATTATCATAGTTTTTATAAAGATTAGACCGATAGTCACAAATATCCCAGGAATCAAACACGCGTTTATAATTGCAACCGTTAGACAAATCGCAATGCCGTGCCGCTTTGGCCGCGAGACGCTTTGAAATCTTCGTAGACCCACGCGCCACTTTGATAATTGGAGTATGTTTTTCTGAACAGCTCATGATGTTACCTCCGATTGCTAGTGTATCCCAAAAGCCAAGATCATGTCAAGAATAAAAGAAAATAAAAGGCGACCGAAGCCGCCCTAAGTCTCCATATTAACAAACAATGTCAGAATGGCACGTCGTCGTCAAAGGGCACCGTGCTGGGCCGTCCTTGGTTCGGGATTGCTGGATTGGCGGCCCCCGTCGAATTGCCCCTAGGAGGCGCTACAGGGGGGCTAGATTGCGTGGGGCGCTGCCCTATGGGCAAACTCTTGTAAATCTTATAATCGGGCCTCTTGTCGTTCCCATCCTTGTCATTCACGAAGGCGATAAACTCCGATTTTTTACCATCGGGATGAGTAAAGGAGATTGAAAGATATTCCTTTCCGTCTTTTTTACTCGCTCGTTTCCAAATTGCTCCAACTGATTCAGTCATCTTAGTACACTCCTCCGCCTTGTTTATAGGCCGCTATCAAATTATCACGGGCCGCAATGTAAGCGGTTCGTATCTGCTCATATTGTGCCAGCATTATTTCGTTTAGGTCAATCCCGGTATCGTCCTTGCAAAATGAGGGGATTCCTGGACTTGGTACGAGAATGGAACTAGTTAGTTTTACTTTCATCAATACTTCTTTCCATGAAGTTTTTCACGAGTAGCGTTATAATCCATCTTAGCTCTTATTTGCGAGTCTATGTCAATATTATAATATCCACACATATCAGCAAGGCGTATGAAGACATCGGCTATTTCGTCTTGGACAGAATCTTTGATTTCCTTTTCGAACCATGCGTTTTTATCATTTTGTGACACGGTTTGCGAATCGAGGGTATACCATGCCTCATCGGGAATAGCCCACTTTCCGCGTCTATCAGCCTCTAGACATTCCCCTAATTCAGATACAACTAACATAAGCAGCGTTCCAAGTTCCTTCTTTTGACCCTCTGGATAAAATCCTTTAGCGACTGCATTTGCATGGGCAATTTTCACAAGCTCGCTAATTTCCATTCTGTATCTCCTTTGTAAAGCATTCCGGTTTGTCAGAAAACACACAGATAGGCGGGTCTGGTTTTCCCCACCATGCAAGAGCCCGCAATTTAACATCCGGGCCTAGAGCGCGTGGGCATGTTAGCCATTTCGTGCAATCCTCGTACTCGCAGAACGTGGAATCCATAAAACTCATATCGCCTCCTTACTTAGTAATTTTAGGCATTCCGCGAGCTATCCATATCGCGGCTTCAATGGGCCTAATAGGCTGTCTTGTTAGACAATTAGTACAAGTTAGGTACTTTGATTTCCTATTATAAACTAGATTACCGGCACAATTAATAGCCCACCCTTCATGCCTTAGGTCTGACACATGCCCGCACTTCAAACATACAAACTTCATTTTTCACCCCTGTCTATTGCCGCTAGAATCTCGTCAATCAAAAGCTCTCTTTCAACGGGCCTATTCCCGATATTGCAATGCGAGTTACAATCAAGCGAACACGTAGACCACATATTCAATGAGTGATAGATAATCTCCCGACCGTACTTTTTTATATTAGCCTGTGTTGCGGCGATACGGTGAGCCAATTGCGGAATACCAGTTCTAAGCGGCTTCCCGCAAATCCGGCAAGTCCAGTTGTCACGGGCGAATATCTCTTCACGTCGGTCATTGGCTTCTAGCTTTTCAAGATTAGTCATTAAAATAAATCCTCTTGTATTTCGCCTTTGAATACACCGGCAACCATGCTAACAGGGTCTTTCTGTTTAGTCAACGGGGCCTCTGCTTGTGTTACCGTTAGGGAAGATTCTTTGGCTTTCTCCTCTTGTGTTACCGCTCGGGATTTTACTCCCTCAAGATCGATCATTAGATTATTCCAGTCAACCGCATCGTCAAGGTTGATACCATAACTAATCATTTGCTCTTTAACGCGTTCGGACAATTGGCAAAACTCGGCTACGTTCATATAGGACGAAGTCTTCCACACCGTGAATCGCATAACTTGATTTTCTGGTATCCACTTCTCGTCAACCACGCGACCCATAGTTTCGTTCACCATTTGTCGGACAGCATCGACCATGCCGGGCTGAACATCGATAATACCGCGAGGGGCGAATCGCTCCAGGTAGTCCTCGTGTATGATTTCAGGAGTTACACTTCCAGCCTCGCGCCATTTTATCTTTTGGTCATCCGTCCACGCAGATTTATGTCCATTGACAATATTGGCCTCCAGGGTATGGGCCTCCCACAGCCAAGCGTTTTGATCGAGCGATCTTTTCTTGTAATGTATGTCGATATTTACATCTAATTCAACAGGCTCTTTCCCGCTAGCCGCGTTTTTTGCATTCTTCTCTACAATCTTTCGCATTTCGGCACGGATTTTGTCACGGTACACCTCGGGATAACTAAGGATTAAAAGGTCATCTCCTTTTGTTATTCCGAGGCGGTTGTATTCTTTTAGGTCGAGAGTGGCAGGAAAATGAAGACGCATTTAATTGATAACCGCCGCCACATTCGAGGGACTCCACGACAATATAGGTTTATTCTCGCGGATGTATTTATTAAGCTCTTCAATTTTTTCCGCAAGTTCAGGAGCCGCGTCTTCAAGAGATTGATCTTCCGAAAGATCATCACAATAAAAATCATCCTCAATCTCTTCTGCGATATTCGGCTTGCAGATAACGAGTTGCAACTCACTAGGTTTTGTGTCGTGTTCATCACACCATTCTTCAAGTTGTTCTCGGTCAAAAAAGTATTCGCCGCCATCAAAAAGCGTGATCGGCGTTTCCTCGTCCCATTCCTGTTTGGGGAATGAATTAAAGCGCTCATCGTCTGCCTTTTTTCGGCAATCGGCGCATTTCGTCCAATACTTCTCCATAATTTTGCCACACTCGCAAACCTTATGCGTACATCCATCATAACGCGCCATTTGTTCATCATTTCCCCAAAAGTGTCCATTCGAGGAAACCCAACCGGACAGGCCTGTTACAAGGTGCGCCGCCTCATCGGAAGTGTTAAGAACTACTTTCTCTTCATCCATTTTTGTTCCTCCTTAGTATGTCTATCAATCAATTCCGCCTAAACTAATTAGACGGAATTAGTTGATTAGTATTTTGAAGTCCACTTGTCCTTATAGATCGAGAGATATTCAGGAAAGTTATTAAGCCAGTCCCAAAATGATTTGACATTCGGGATAACCGATTCGACTACTTCCCGGCGATACTCGTCAACGTACACCCCGGCCCCATCGGCATAAAGATACCGCATCCCGATAGGCCCATCAATCAAATCCAAGTACATTTTCGTTTGTGGGCTCTTGTGATATTTCCCCATCTCGAAAGACTTGCCATATTTTATGTCATAAATCCATGCGCCCTTGAGAGCATCGAGACGGCCATAAAGCAGGAAACTAGTACCATCTATATCAACCTCTTTTGACGCCTTGAGCTGAAAGCATCCATCGCGGACATAGCTAGCAACCTCGCGGACACAATCTCCATAGCCCCCCTCGCCGGGCTCCTTGCTCTCAACGCAAAGAGCCGTAACCGCATCCTCAAAATCGCGCCCCGCTTTCATCGCGGGATTATCGGGAATCGATTCGCGGTTTAGCGAGGTTACAAAGTCGGCTAGAGCTTGATCCTCCCCGTCATCCCAGGAGTTTAGATACCACTCCCAAGAGCCGAGGAGGGAAGCCGTAACAAGAAGGCTCACTTGCTCACTACCTCGAAGCCCTTATCCTTGACGTACTCAAATCCGAGGGCTTTGATCTTGTTGTTGAGGAGATACTTACTCTCGGCTTTGCTACCAAAAACATGTTCAGTTGTGTTGATAAGATTCAAGGCCGCGTTTGCATCGTCCGGCGTTTTGATCTCATCCATCATGTTGCGAAATCCCGCCATGATCTTATCATAGGCCTCGCCGAGCTTTGCCTCTTCCTGGACATTAGTCGCGATCTTAACAAAGAGCGTCGTAAGGAAATCGTTAGGCTCACCCTTCATAACGTTGGGAAGCTCAATGACTCCCTCGATTCCATGCGTACCTTTAGCGTAAAATCTATCTGAGGGCGAGAAACAGATAGTCCGCTTATTTCCGTTTGTTTCCATAAACCCGCCTAAGTCCATGGGCTTCCAAATCTCATTCCGGCTCTTTCCGTCCATGTCGAGGCGATAGACGTTAACATCATTGTCCGTCTCTTCCTTGACGTGGAATGTAATAACTAGATGCTTCCTAAGCTCCTCGCGGATATACACCACCATACGCGAGAACTCATTGGCGAGAGCCCCGTAGCCCTGCATGGAAAGCGTCTTTCCGTCGTGCTGGACATTCTTGGGGGCCTGTTTGATCACCCACGGCTTCATGAGGTTGAGAAACGAGCCACCTGTATCAATTGCGATAGTCTCGAATTGGCCGAGATTCGCGGGAACGAGATCGCTCAAGACTTCCTCGTAATCCTTGGGCTCAATGCGTTCCGCCTTGCGACAATGTGCGGGAATCCTATCCCACCCGCCCGGATCGGTCATAACCGCAAGCGTAGCGGGGCCAGAGAGCGCGAGTGTTGACTTTCCAATGCCGGGGACACCGGCAAGAAGTACCGAGTAGCGCCTAGCGCTAGAAATCTGATTCGGTTTAAGAATCATTCAATGAACCTCCTAATAAAACTTGAGAGTACCTTGCGGCCCTCTTCTTTTACTTCTCATACCATCGATCAATTTCTGTGGGTCATATCCGGCCCAATTAGCGAATAGCTCAAAATCTCCCGACTCAAAAAAGTTTAACGCATCGTCGCGAGAAAAGCAAGTACCCTCGACGTAATCGTCAAGGGCCGATTCGAGAACGGCGCGGCCTAGATTATAGGCCGCTATCTCTGGCGTGACCTTAACTGGCATCGCTCACAATCCCTAGCATTGACGGCCCGGAATGAACGAGGCCGGGATTCTGCAATCCGATACGGGCAATGACCGGGCAAAAGTTTGGGATGGGGCGATAAAGACCTTTGTTTTTATCGTGACGTATTTTCTCACAAGTTCCGATCATTTTACGTACTCCTTTTCTGCTTCCGAGATTATGGCCTTAGCATATTGCACACAAATAGTAGAAACATTTTGCGGATCAAATCCGCCATCAAGCCCCCTTTCCTTTGGAGCGTCAAAAATTGCAGACGCAATCCTAGCGGCGATCTCGATTGTCTTATCAATACGCTCTTCTTGTGTCATTGGTTCCTCCTTATTCGTAAAATCCGCCCATTCCGTCGGTGTCAAGTCGCTGCAATTCGTAGTGCTTAGACTCTAATTTACTTTCAGCGCTACGGATTTCGGTGAGAAGTATTTCGCGTTTCAATGCTTTTGATGGTTTCGCCCCCTTCAAAATAAAGTAACTACCTCCGCAATAAGTACCGCCCGAATCAGTCGGAGCCCAAAATCGTTTATCCTCTGGATACTCATTCCATACGTGTTCATTAACTTTTTGTACTTTCTCGAAATCAAACAAAAAATGAAACTCATCGAAGTTCTCGTCGGTCAATTCGGTTGCCATGTCTCCATAATATGTATCCATCATATACACGCGGCCATCATCGCACATCCTAACGGTAAAAGTCCAGTTCTTGCAACATGAAGGCTCATGCCCATATCCGGTGTCTGGTTCTGGAACATCGTGGCCATAGAGTCCAGTTAGTACTAGTTTGTCGATGTTCGATTGCGAAAGCATTTGTCCTTCTTATATACTTACTTCAATTTCGGCATTCGGATGCATGATACAGGCATGGTAAAGCTTCTCAAGCCACGGGATAAAATTGTCATACATACCCCATCCATTGGCCGAATCGAAAGACTTGTAGTACTCGGGCCGTGCCTTCATATCCGCAATTGCAGACGCGAGGGCGTGAGCAAGCTCTGAAGCCTTCTTGATACCGGCCTCCCCGGGATGCCACAAGGCCTCATAGATTCCCGCCTTATCAGCCATCGTTCCGAGATTGTGCGTGATGTTCGCATCAAAAACGGAATGTGGTGAGGTCTCGATAAGATCAATGTCTAGACTCATTTGTCCTCCTTAATTCATCGCCATAACTTCACATAGAGCCTCACGGGCTCTTTTCTTATTCGCATTGTAGCACAGATACCGATACTCGCGCAAGTCCCAAATTGTGTAACCGGAACTAGTAAGGCGAACGGTGAAACGATTATACAGGACATGCTTTTCCATATCGCCTCCATGATCTGCCATCATCGGTCCCGGTAGATCGATTCCCGGCGACGGGGCACTAGGCCCCGTTTCGGCTTTAGTCTATCATTACTTTCTGAAAATAAGCGCCACAGCAATGATATATGCACTCGTCTTCTTCTGGGATATCGCGCCAAATCTTGCATGGTGAAATAAATGATACTTTCCCGCCATAGCAATGGTCGCCAACTTTTAGGCTCTCAACAGACTTGCTCATAAGTTCTATAGACTTCATACATACATCCCTGATCTGATAATTCAAGAATACACCCATTCCGTTGTGATGTCAATACAAAAATGTAAAAAATGTATTCAAACCAGTTTATTTATACTTATCATGTGTATAGTATCTAGAGCTCTTTTATAAGTTTCCTAAGCCCATTTTTTGTATTTACGGCCCTTAATTTTTGTTTGAAATCGTTTGTTATGGATACTTTCTTTTCAAGACACTGAAGGATCAAATAATCTATACTTTTTTCACAAACTATATCTATATATTGTACCTTCCTTGTCTGCCCTATCCTATATGTTCTATCTTCACTTTGTTTCCTGGTCGCATAATTGAACTCATTATTATAATATATAACATATGCAGATTCTACCAATGTTAATCCAAAGCCTCCACAAGATTGTGTAGCCACGAAAAATCTAGATTCGCCATTTTTGAATCTTTCAAGTTCTAACTCTCTTTGCTTTGTATTGAGTCCGCCATAAAACAATGAACACCTATCGCGGCTAAGGCTAGTAACAATTGATTCAATATCATTTTGATATTTACACCAAATAACTATTTTATTTTCGCCAGTTTCTTCTATTATATCATTAAGCAACTCAATTCTAGGATTATCAATTTCTATTTTAGATGACCCACTATTCAAAAAACCAGAAGCTATCTCCTGACATGCCGTAAACATTTTATAAATAATACAAGCGTTTTCGTTACCATCGGAATCGTATAACTCCGAAGCTATACTTTCTTTTGTTTCATTATAAAGTTTTCTTTGCTTAGAAGTCATATCAAAATACCTAGTAGTATACATTTTGCCCGGCAAGTCTAGACATTCTTCCTTGGTAACAGTATAAACATATGGTTCCATCTTTGCGGTTAGATACCTAGTATTATGTGCCGTATATTGTCCTTTATACTTTTTGGAATATTCAATGTGATTAGCCGCAAATGCAAACCATGAAGTATATCCAAGGATAAGAGGAGACAAAAAATATAATTGAGTAAACAAATCAGGATAGTTTTTTTGAATCGGAGTGCCAGTCATAATT